TGATGTTGCCGGTCTAACTGCTCGTTCAGACTATGTAAGAGATCCATGGTTCTCACCTGCTGGTCTAAATCGTGGTCAGATTCGTAATGTTATTAAACTAGCATGGAATCCAACTAAGGCTGATAGAGACAATCTCTACATCAAAGGTGTTAATCCTGTATTGACATTCCAAGGTGAAGGTACTGTTCTGTTTGGCGATAAAACAATGTTGAGCAAACCTTCTGCATTTGATCGTATTAATGTTCGCCGTCTGTTTATTACCCTTGAGAGTACCGTTGCTCGCGCATCTCGTTTCTCTCTATTTGAACTAAATGATCAATTTACCAGAGCGCAGTTTGTTGCTCTTGTTGAACCATTTCTAAGAGAGATTCAAGGTCGCCGCGGTATTACTGATTTCCGCGTAGTGTGTGATACTACAAATAACACACCAGAAGTTATTGACCGCAATGAGTTTGTTGGAGATATCTACATCAAGCCTGCTCGTTCAATTAACTTCATTCAACTTAACTTCGTGGCTACAAGAACTGGTGTATCCTTCGAAGAAGTTGTTGGACGATTCTAAATAGAGGAACAGGAGAACAATAATGGCATTTTCAGTAAACGAGTTTAGAAGTCAATTAGTGGGCGATGGTGCCCGTCCTAATTTATTTGAAGTGTCGATGCCCTTTCCTACTTTTTCACTACCAGGAAATGCTCAAACAAAGCTAACCTTCATGTGTAAAACAGCACAACTACCTGGATCAACTCTAGGTGTTGTGCCTGTTCAATACTTTGGTCGTGAACTAAAGTTTGTAGGTAATCGTACATTCGCAGATTGGACAATCACAATCATCAACGATGAAGATTTTGTGATTCGTAATGCATTCGAACGCTGGATGAATGGTGTAAATAGCCATAATCTAAACGTAAGAAACCCACTTGCACTTTCACCGTTAGGCTATACAGTTGATGGTGATGTTACCCAATTTGGTAAGAAGGGTGACGCACTAAAGAAATATAGATTCGTAGGACTTTTCCCATCAGATATTACTCCAATTGATGTTGACTGGGGTTCTAATGATACTATTGAAGAATTTTCGGTAACACTTACTTACCAATGGTGGGAGTCTGTAGAATCTGGCGTGGTATAAAGAGAAAGGCTCCGGCCTTTCTCTATTTTTTAGGATGACTAATTAATGGCAATCAAGCTTTTCGGTTTCACATTAGGAACAAAAGACGTTGTTCAGGTTCAATCTCCTGAACAACCGTCTTTTGCACTTCCAACTCCAGCGATTGATGATGGTGCAGTTACTATCACACAGAATGCCTACTACGGCACTTATGTTGACCTTGAAGGTTCGATACGCAATGAGTTAGAACTTATTACCCGTTATCGTGAGATGGCTAATCATCCAGAATTGGAGATGGCTATTGATGATATCGTCAATGAAGCAATTACACACGATGTTACTGGTCGTACAGTTGATATTGTTTTAGATAAACTGAAACAACCAGAGGCAGTCAAGAAAAAAATTCTTGAAGAATTTGAAAACATTCTTGATATGCTTAATTTTGGTAATCTTTCAGATGACCTTTTCAAAAGATGGTACATAGATGGTCGAATCTATTACCATGTTGTTGTTGATGAAAAGAAACCAAAAGAAGGTATTCAAGAATTAAGATACATAGACCCACGCAAGATTCGTAAAGTGCGTGAGGTAAAGAAAGAAAGAGACCCAAAGACTGGCGCAGATATTATCAAATCTATTGCCGAGTATTATGTCTATAGTGACCGTGGTACCACAACTCAAACTTATGGTGCATCGGTTAACACAGGTCTAAGAATTGCACCAGAGTCTATCATCAATGTAAACTCTGGTTTGATGGATGCCAAAAATACATTCGTCATTTCATATCTACACAAAGCAATTAAGCCACTCAACCAACTGCGTATGATTGAAGATGCGGTCTGTATTTACCGTATCTCAAGAGCGCCAGAGCGCAGAGTATTCTACATTGACGTAGGTAACTTACCAAGAGGTAAGGCAGAACAATACCTAAAAGATATTATGGTCAAGTACCGCAACAAGATGGTCTATGATGCCAATACTGGTGAACTGCGTGATGACCGTAAACATATGTCGATGCTTGAAGACTTCTGGTTGCCGCGCCGTGAAGGTGGTAAAGGTACAGAGATTACCACACTACCAGCAGGTCAGAACCTTGGTGAACTAGAAGATGTAAAATACTTTCGAGAAAAACTATTACAGTCTCTTAATGTACCATTGTCTCGTTTGCAACCTAGCGATGGCGGTATGATTGGTGTTGGTCGTACATCAGAAGTTACCCGTGATGAAGTTAAGTTTACCAAATTCATCATTCGTCTTCGCAATAAATTCTCACAGATATTTGACCATGCTTTGAGAATTCAATGTGTGCTAAAAGGTATTTGCACAACAGAAGAATGGGAAACATTCAAAGACAAGATTTACTATGACTACAAGAAAGACAATAACTTTACCGAATTGCGTGATGCAGAATTGCTCCGCGAAAGAGTTAGTCTATTACAACTTGTAGATCCATACATTGGTCATTACTACTCTGCTGAATGGGTAAAGAAAAAGATTCTGCAATTCACCGATGAAGATATTCAAAAGATGGATAAGCAGATGAAAGAAGAATCTGATGCTGGTGTTGGTCAACCAGTTATTAATCAAGGTGAACAACCTGAGATAACATCTGAACAATACCCACCAGAAGATAACACAGTTGAAAAAGGTGATTCAGAATCATTGACACCACAACTAGACCAAGATGTTGAAAAATTTTCATCTAAACTAAATAGGCGTTAATATGGATATTAAAACTTTTATTACTCAAGCAATGAACGGTGAAGCTGGTGCCGCCAAAGATACTTTGAACGATTTGCTTTCTGCTAGAGCATTTGAAGCATTAGATACTCGCAAGCAACAAATTGCACAAACACTTTACGGTGACGATGAGCAAGAAGCTGAAACCGTAGAACAAGAAACGGAAACTGTAGAACAAGAATGAAGTCTTTATTAGAATTTAAATCTGCCGTCAACGAAGAAAAATCAGACTACTCAAAGTTTGATGTTCTTGTTCGTGCTGGTTTGGCTAATAAGGCACAGATGCAGCGTATCCATAAAATATTGGATAAGATGCAAGAAGAAAAACCTGTGTTTAATAATGCCGACCGTGCGATTCTACAGAATATGTTCAATCGTATGGTAGATTTGGTTTCTAATAACAAACAGATTTTTACTCAGGCTCGTAAAGCGGTAAGAGAAGATATCAACGAAGATACTTCCAATCCTCCATTTGTTCTATTGTTAAAGCGTAAAGCAATTCGTTTGTATCCTGATGGAACAAAAGTTGCCTTATATTATAATGACAAGATAGATAAGTATTTTTCTTTGCCTTATGGTAATGCAGTTGATGCACCAATCCAGGCAGAAGAAGTTGAAGTAATTGAAGAAGCGGTAATGGATCAGTTACATAAAATTGTATCAGCCAAAACTGGCGATAGTGTTAAGTTTGGTAATGGTGTAACAAGAAAGATTGACCACTTTACTGCATCTGCTATTACACAGGTACACAATGCATTAAATGATGCCAACAAAAAGAAGTTGGCTGATATGGTGCATAAGAGTCCAGAACACTTAGCTAAAGTTGCTGACTTTGCATTCAGCAAAAGAAAATGAATTTCTTAAAACTATTAGCACAGAACAAATTAGAAGAGGCAAAGCAAAGTATATTTGACCGCCTAAATGAGATTGTTGCACAGCGATTGAAAGAAGCAAAGCGTTATGTGCAAGCCGATGTATATGAAGAAGTAGAAGAACTTGATGAGGTTGCAAAGAGAAATCCAAACCTTGTTAAGATGGGTAGAATCACAAAGATTCGCCGAAGAATTAGAAGAAATGCCAAAGGTCGTATTGTTGTGCAGAAGAACAAAAGACGCTCAGGCATTAAAGGTTATAGAATTGTAGGTAACTCTGTAAGAAGAATACCTGCAAATGTTAGATTACATAAAGCACGAATGTTGAAACGTGCATGGAAAACAACTAGACGATCTAAATTGCGCCGTTCGCTATTGAAAAGAAAAATGTCAATGCGTAGACGCTCATCAATGGGACTAAGATAAAATGGCATATGAAATTACAAATTCAATGAGAGGTGGTTCAGTTATTCGCGTGGTTGATCCAGGCACCGCGACCATCACTCTAAATGATCTAAGAGCAAATGCTTATACAGAAACAGTTACTGCTGCAACAATTCGTAGAGTTGCATGGTCAACAAACGGTTCTATTTCTATCGTAAGAAATAACGTACCTATTTTAATGTTGCACAATGCAGGCGAAATGAGATTCGATGAAATGGGTTATGCTGTAGCTAATAACAACAACCAAAGTATTGTGATTACAGTTATAACAGGCGGAACTCTTGTTATGGATATTTCTAAAACTGCTACCTACAATGTAGCACCAGATACAGGATTCTCAGTATGAAACTTATAACAGAAACTATTGATGATGTAAAGTATCTTACCGAAACAGCAGAAAACGGTAAGAAAAAATTATACATTGAAGGAACATTCCTTGTTGCTGAACAGGTCAACAAGAACAATCGTATGTATAAAATGGATACGATGCGCCGCGAAGTGCAGCGTTATGCGGAAGAATACATTAAAACTAATCGTGCCTTAGGAGAACTTGGTCATCCAGATACTCCTTCTATTAATCTAGAACGTGCATCGCACAAAATCATTTCATTGTCCGAAGATGGCAATTCTTTCTATGGTAAAGCACTTATCTTAGAAACACCATATGGACAAATCGTAAAGAACTTCATCGACAACGATGTGAATCTTGGTGTTTCTTCTCGCGCTATGGGTTCACTTGTTCAAACAAAAGAAGGTTACAATTTGGTGCAAGATGATTTTAGACTTGCAACAGCAGCAGACATTGTAGCCGATCCTTCTGCACCAGGTGCCTTTGTTAATGGTATCATGGAGAATAAAGAGTGGATGTTTGTTGAGGGCAGATTCGTTGAAGTAGATTTTGACCGAGCAAAAAGGCAAATAAAGCAGGCTTCCAAAGGTCAATTAGAGGAAGTTGCGCTAAAACTATTCGAAAATTACTTGCGTAAACTTTAATTTTTATAAATAAGAAATCATAAGGAGATTCCTAATGGCAACAAATAAACTAATGGAAGCGGCAGCAGAAATTCTTGCATCAAGCAAGAGTAAAGCTGGTGCTATGCCTCCCGAAAAACTACCAGCAGAAATTCACGATGCAGGTGGACCAACTCCACAGAATTATAAGAACGATGATAATTCTGCAAAGATTACCCCATCTACCAAGAGTGCTACTGCTCCAACAACCAAATCTTCTGATGCTTCTCCAGACAAGCAAGAAATGCTTGGCGGTGGTAAGAAGACAATGAAAGAAGAAGAAGTTCAGGATGATGAAGTCATTGCTGAAACAGAAGAACAACTAGAAGAAAAGAAAGAATGGAAAGCAAAGATGAAGGAAGATGTTAATGCCCTTTTTGCTGACGATTCTACTATTTCAGAAGAATTTAAAGAGAAAGTTTCAACCATTTTTGAAGCCCGTGTTGAAGATCGTGTAGCACAGATTCAAGAAGAAGTTGAAGCAAAGTATGCAGGTATGCTTGAAGAAGCTATCGCAGAAATGAGCCAAGACCTAACCGAAAAGGTTGATGATTATCTCAACTATGTTGTTGAGCAATGGATGCAAGACAATGAACTTGCAATCGAATCAGGTCTACGTTCAGAACTTTCAGAAGAATTCATTGCTGGTCTACGCAACCTATTCGCTGAACATTACATCAATGTTCCAGAAGATAAGGTTGACCTTGTTGATGAACTTGCGGGTAAAGTTGAAGAACTTGAAAGCAAGCTTGATGAGGAAATTGAGCGTGGTATTTCTTATGCCAAGGCTCTTGTAGAATCACGCAAGAATGATATTACCCGTGATGTATGCGAAGGTCTTACAACTACTCAAGTTGAAAAAATCAAATCACTCGCAGAGAGTGTTGAATTCTCCACAGAGGACGAATACAAAACCAAACTTGAGACAATCCGTGAGAATTACTTCCCTTCAGGTGCCAAAAAAGCTACTGAAGACCAGCTTCACGAACAGGTAGAAGAAACAACCAACAATGTTGCTATCAATGATCCATTTGTTGCCGCTGTTTCTAAAGCAATTTCAAAAACTAAGTTATAATAGTAAAACAAGGAGATAATAAATGTATTTGTCCGAAGGTCTACAAAAAAAATGGGAAGGTGTTCTAGAACACGCTGATCTTCCAAAGATCACAGACCCATACCGTAAAGCGGTTACAGCAGTTATTCTAGAAAACCAAGCAGTTGAGATGCAGAAAGAAGCTGGCATTCTTCACGAAGCCGGTTCACCAACAAACTTCGCTGGTACAGGCGGTTTCGGTGGTGGCGCAGCAGCAGCAGGTCCAGTTGCTGGTTTCGATCCAATCCTAATCTCATTGGTTCGCCGTTCATTGCCTAACCTAATCGCTTAGGACATTTGCGGTGTTCAGCCAATGACAGGTCCAACTGGTTTGATTTTCGCAATGCGTACTCGTTACACCAACCAAGCTGGTACAGAAGCTTTCTACAACGAAGCTAACACCCAGTTCTCAGGTGCTAACACAGCATTGACAGCAGCAATTCTTGCACAGTTGACCTCTCTAGGTCTTGCTGCAAACACCACAGAAACCTTTGTTAGCAACGCAGCCGCTGGTCCAGCAATGTCAACCGGTTCTGCTGAAGCTCTAGGTGATGGTGCAGCAGGTAACACCTTCCAAGAAATGGCATTCTCAATTGAGAAAGTTACTGTTACTGCAAAGACTCGCGCTTTGAAGGCAGAATACTCAATGGAACTTGCTCAAGACTTGAAAGCAGTTCATGGTCTAGATGCAGAAACCGAACTAGCAAACATTCTTTC